TCAACTGCTGCTGCCTCTACTGGTGCTGCAACTGTCTCTGGAGTATTCTCCACAGCTGTCTCGCTTTCTGTTTGTGGGTTTTCTTCAACAGGGATAACTTCCTCTGCTGCTATCTCTAGCACCTCTGAACTCGCAAACGCGGGAACCGTTACTAAAGAAACTTCTTTTAACTTAGCCGATGAAACGACTGTGTGCCCATCTTTTGATGGCTTTGATGCGATGATCTCCGCGCCGATAGATAATCCTGTAACAAGCCCTTCTTGCGCCATAATCAAAGCGTCATTGCCACCGCTTGAACGACTCAACTTAAAAGTTGCGTAAATCCCATCGCCTTCACGAACCTCTGCTGCGATCATGCGCCCTACAGGTTTTTTAATGTCATGCTGACTGAGAAGTCGAATCTTTGATGGATCTGCAATCTCAATTGATCCAGCAGCGAAAGTGTATGCACCAAGATTTGTGTGTCCGATCTCGCCTGTACCTAGTGGCACAATCTTGCCTGAGATCTCTCTACGCTCTTCTGAGCATTCGATTGATGATGCTTCGATGTATAAGGTTTCCATTAAATAGAACTCCCATTAGGTGATAGATTTTCCATTGCCATTGCTTGCTCTGTAGTGATTAGACCTAGTGCAAGCATCTTCTCAATTACTAGCAATCTTTCCATTGTGTCTGTGCGTAAGAACGTGGTGTCTAACGCAAACTTTACGTAATGTCCGACTGTGCTTATGTCGTTCATGCTCAAACGAGACTCAAGAGCAGAAACATAAGGTTGCAATGTCAAAGCAACTAATTGTTTTCTTTCTTCAATGACATTGCTATAAGTCATGCTTGTATTCATAGAACTAGAAACATAGTAAGGATCTACAGAACATAGTCTGGCGCATTCTGTACTAAGTGACTGAATTGCATCTTGGTAAGCCATGTCCTTAGGAGAAAAGCCAGTAGTTTTATATTCCAGTGTAGAAGTTAAGTAAGCAGTGCCATTGTTAAGGCGAGCGCGCTTCCATGCTGCAAGCAATCCTGTAACTTCAGCAGGTGGAAGATCCGCACCTGAGTTCCGTAAATATCCAGTCGCAGATGGCGTTTCGAGTGCGACACTTGCAGCTTTCTGTGCATCTAGTGCTGCTTTAATTGTGCTACCGCCTACAGCAAGAATGCCTTCATCTTTCTGGAAGGTGATTAAACTTCCCAGACCTGACATCGGTACAGGCTTTCCATCTAAAAAGTATTGGGTGACAAAATTATTGTTTGCATCTGAATTAAATGTAACGCGATGGTTAGCAACCCAATCTGCGTTAGCCATTCGATTATCTTCCAAGTAGGTCTCAGTTATGACCCAGTATGAGACGCCATGATGGAAGAGGCTGTCGATTGTAAAGAATAAAGTCTCGAATAAAGGCTGTGCCTTTGATGGCTGCTCAACCCAGCGAGGAGCTGCAATCTTTTCGCCTGTGGACTTCTTGTAATACTCTAGAGGGATACTTGCGATAGTTCCCGCGATTATGTCTCTGCATCTTTTAATGGTAGGCACGGAAAGAGCCTGTGCGCGAGTTACATAAGCAGGAAAGTAATTTCCGTAAGTCAGATAGCTATCTGACATGATTTGAGGAGCTTCTTGAGCTTCCATGATTTCTTGCTTACGCGAAAAGATACCCATAGACAGAAAGTATAGCATTTGTCAAGATATTAGACAATATGCTAGGGCGTGTCTAACTATAGATCTGTGGCTTAGGTGCAGGGAGCATTAACTTAGAAACACACATTGCTAGTCCAATAGGCGCGCTAATGTCTCCAGCAGATTTCCTGCGAATGATGCGCCACATTGAGTCTGAGGTTTTAGCAGCTGTGTTCTGGAATTGTATAAGCAGTTCTTCCATGCCATTCCAAACAACTCGCTTATTTGTCATGCCTTCTAGAAGATCACCGCAGGCTTGATAAAACTGCTGACCTGAGACAGATTCTACTATAACACCTGACTGTGACAATCTATCGGCAATAGTTTGAGTAGCGAACTTGTCAAAGCAGACAAGCCTTGGACGGTAAAGATCTACCCATGATTTTATGCTGGCTGCCATCTTGAGTTCATCAATTGCTGTGTCAGAGCTGTAAGTCTCTAAGATTCCGATGCCAATCCGTCCGTCTGGCAATATCTGTCCTGCGACCAATGATCCGTTGCGCCTTGACGGACTGACATCGAAACCAAACACAGTATAAGCCCCTACAGTCATTTCCAGTGTGCTATCCATAGAGTTTTCAAGCACCTCTGTACTGAATGGACACGAAAGAGACGAGATCCACTGACAAAGTTGTTCTGTGCGAGCAGCTTCCATAGTTGAAGAGCCGATTGTCTCCTCAATTGCTGCTTCCGTAATTAAATATCCAAGGCTGGGATTTGCCATCGCCCAAGCCTTACGATCCCAGATGTCACAGAAGTCAGGTGCGCTGTATTCGTAGAAGCCTAAAGACTTAGGTGGCTTATTGAGGCAAGCCTCGTGTAGATCGTTAAGGACTTTACTAAAAGCGTCACCCGCATTTGATGTGAATAGACGCTGGCTATTCTTACGAGCTAAGGTCACAGATTTTGCAGCGTCCATCGCGGGTTCAGATACTTCACGTAATTCATCGATCCAGAGGAAGTCACAGGTGCGACCTCTACTGCCGTCCGATGTTGCTGCTGCTACTTCAAGCTGCGCTCCAGAAGCAAGGATGATTCGTTCATCGCCGTTAGTCCTGCGAATGCCTTTCTTGATGTCTCCATCTTTAAGCTGTGATCTGAGAAAGTCGTTACGCTCGATGATGTCTGCCATGATGTTAAAGGACTTCATTGCCATGGCTCTGTTTGAGGACATGATAAGAATGTCCTTTTCCCCAAACATGAATAAGCCTGCTAAACAGCGCATTCTTGCAAGATGTGACTTTCCAGATTGACGAGCTATGAGAAGCAGGCTGGACTTGCGTATAAATAAACCTTCTTTGTCCATCGTACACATATCGTCCAAAATAAGTCGCTGCCATTCGAGAAGAGGCTGCCCGATACGCTCAGCAAGATCTGCAATTTCAGCACCACGAGAATTACCCTTGAGGAAAGGGCTGTGTAGCCTTGGTTTGACCGACCCCCTAAGGGGTTTGGTGCGTTTGGGTTTATCTGCCATCAGATCGGCTCAGGACGGTTCTTAAAGGGACTGTCTGACATCGTCTTTGATTCAGTCGGAGAGATAGAGTCGCGAAAGACAAGGGGGGTGAACCTCCTACCTAAAAAAGACGCTTGATTACGAGATCCCTTAGCACTGTTGCACTTAGCACAAGCACTAACACAATTCTCAGGATTGAAGGCTAGATCAGGTGAGTCAATGATTGGAACAACATGATCGACTGTGTTTGCATCACCTTGACAGTAGGCACAGATATAGTTATCACGAGCAAGGATAGTAAGTCTAAAGGCACGCCAAGTCCTGCTATCTCTAGGGTCATTGACCCTTCGCTTATTCAATGCCAATTGAATTGTCTCCAGTGATCGAGTGCTATGCAGGGTTCGCCGTAACGATTGCCTATATAGTCTAAGCCCCATCGTACCTGAGCATAACCATCTTGATCTTTTAACCACTCGCTATTACCTTGTGGTATTCCATAATGAGATCCATTAACAGCTGCTGGATTCCATGCACTCTCTTTACCATAGAGTGTTGCTAAGCATTTATATTCTTTTATATTCCAGTCTAAGAGATATAAAGCATAAGTCTTGTAATCAACATATTCTTTATTAGCACTTGTAGAACCTGCTAAAGGCATAAAGCATAGAGATATCCCAATACCTGCTAGCACCCCCCGAGCGATCCGCTTAGGCGGCTCGGGGTGAGCCCTTGATGGGCTCTGCTGAGTCAGGGTACCAGAGCCTCCTAATACATTTACATAAGTGCTGGTCAGACGGCGTGTCGTTTTCATGATTACCCCCTGTGGATAACTTCTGTGGATAACTGTTGCCCTATGTAATGAGTGTAAGCTGGTGGAATTGACTCCACCAATTCGCCCCATATCATCCAATCAATGCCCATTGCTTCATTAGCCTGATCCATGGTTTTAGCTGTGTGACCACCGTTAGGTATCTCGTCACGCATAGATCCATAGATACCTACAGGCTTGCCCTGAGTATTGTGATTACATCCAGTGCCTTTAATATCTACATTAGACTCAAACAATCTATGCCTACGCACTTTAAGCCCAAAGGCTGAACCGCATAATTGAACTGGATCTATAAGAGGAGCATTTGGCACATTTTCTATGACATAAGGCTTACCTGAAGCAATTAAAGCTTCACGAACCTCTGGAATCATGTCTATCTTGCTTGTGGACTTACCTTGTGCATTGCGTAAGTGCTTAGTTGCTGAGTGTGTCTGACATGGTGGACTAGCTGCAATGACGTCAAACTGTGACAAGAACTCGACATTCAAATAATCGCGTACATCGCCCTTAATGTAAGTGTGAGGGTAACGCTTGCCATGCTTTACATCGATTCCTGTGACCTCAAAGCCTGCCCTTGCATAGCCTTCGCTAGCCCCACCTGCTCCACAGAATAGATCCAATAATTTCAATCTTTGCCCCATCCTTTGCCCTTAAACACTGCTGGAATAGCAGCGATTACCTTTATCATAGCTCTGTTGCAATAACTGCATGGCACTACTGGTCTA